ATGCAGTTTCCTTATCTTGAAATGGTAAAGGAATGGAATGGTTCTTTTGTTCATTTTTCAGAATATGAAGCTAAACAACCTCAATTAGAACTTAGATCTCAAGGTGGAGATGCTCAAGCATTACAATCTCCAAGAGCAGATGTAAGACCTGGTGGAGGAGTTGATGTAGAACTAGATTTGTATTATTGGCCAGGACAATTTACATCTATTGGAATGCAGCCAGGTATAAGTGGAGATATTATTAATACACGAAGATCAGCTTACACAGGTGTAGGTGATGTAACTATTAGTATAACATAAAATGACATACGCAGAATTAGTACAAAAAATTAGAGATTATACAGAAGTAGGTTCTGAAGTTTTAACATCTACTATTGTTAATGGTTTTATTAGAGACTCTGAATTTAAGATATTTAGAGAAGCAGATGCTGACTACGCGCGCGAGTACGCGACATCTACATTTACAGCAAATAATAAATATTTAATACTTCCTGATTCACCACAGTCTTCAGGTTCAACAACTTCAAGAAGAGCTTTAATTGTTCGTTCCGTGGTTGCTACAAATACATCTGGTATTCAAATAACACTAGAACCGAGAGATGATACGTTTATAACGGAATATAATTCATCAGGATCAACAGGATTTCCCAAGTATTATGCTACATTTAGAGAAAATGCTATTGAAGTAGCTCCTACACCAAGTTCAAACTTTGTAGTAGAATTAGATTATATTTATACACCTGATGGACTAAGTGCAACAAATACAGAGACTTATATTTCTGTTAATGCACCAGAATTATTATTATATGCTTGTTTAGTAGAAGCTTTTGCATATTTAAAAGGACCCATGGATATGTACAAACTGTATCAAGAGAAGTATAATATGGCATTACAAGGATTTACGTTAGAACAAACAGGTCGAAGACGTAGAGACGAGTATCAAGATGGAACGTTACGAATAAAAGTACCGTCACCATCACCATAATAAAATTATAGGAGAATAATTATGACGTTAAGTATAGACCAAGCGGTTTGTAATAGTTTCAAAGCACAACTGTTAGATGGAGACCACGATTTTTCAGCAGCAGGTGGAGATGTTTTTAAATTAGCACTTTATCAATCAAACGCAGTATTAAATGCAACAACTACAGTTTTTAGTTCAGTAAACGAAGTAACACCAAACGGAACTTACACTTCTGGCGGTGGAGTATTAACAGGACAAACAGTTTCATTAGATGGTTCAGTAGGAATAGTAGATTTCGCAGATTTATCTTTTACAGGAGTTACACTAAGTGCATTGGGTGCAGTAATTTATAATACTTCATTCGGTAATAATGCAGCAGTGTGTGTATTAGATTTCGGTGCCGTTAAAACTGCAACATCAGGAACATTTACAATTTTATTTCCAGCGTTCACAAGTTCAGCAGCTATATTAAGAATCGCTTAATTTTAGGAGGGCCAGGTGGCAGATATTACAGTACAAGTAACGTCACCTGGTTCCCTTACAACTTGGGGATACGATGCTTACGGAATTAATTCTTGGGGGCAGATAACTGGAGTTTTATCTCAAACAGGTAATGAATTAATTGAAGCTGGTGCTGAAATAACTTTATCTACAAATTTATTAAACGTAGTTAATGGCACTGTTTCTGCACAAGCAAACTTTGTAATTGAAGCTACTGGTGTTGAATTAAATTCAACTGTTAATTCTGTTTTTGCAGGAGAAAATGTAATTGTAGAAGTTACTACTCCTGGTTCTTCAACAACATGGGGTCAAGGATCTTTTGGACAATATGCTTGGAATCAAATTACTGGTTCTGTTGTTGATTTAGGTGAAGAAACAATTACAGCCGAAGAAAATATTACATTAATATTAAGTACAAATCTTTTAACATTATCTGTTACATCAATAACTATTACAGCAGATGCTAATTTATCATTAAATACTAATTTATTAAATATTGAAGAGGGTTTTGCTGAAGAAAATGTAAACGCAAATACAATCGTTGAAGTAAGCTCACCTGGTAATTTACCTTGGGGTTCAGCTAGTTGGGGTTATGGTTCGTGGGGCAATATTGGAGGTATGTTTATATCTCAAGGTGCTGAAGAAGAGGCTGTACCTTCTGTAGAAGTATTTGTTTCAACTAATTTATTAACACTAACTTTAACATCAATTGCCCAGATTACTGGAGATGCTAATGTTACAGCTAATACTAACTTATTAACAACAAGTTTAGGTAATGAAGATGCTGTGCCAAATACAATAGTTACATTAACTACAAATTTACTAAATGTAACTACAGGATTTGCTTCAGGTGAGGTTTTATCTACAGTAAGTCCTACTGGTGTAAATATGACAGCTTCTACAGGTCGTTTATTTATAGCCGCTTGGGCTGTTGTAGATATAGGGGTAACTAATACTTGGAGTGTGGTTGACATAGCGGCTTAATGAAACTAAAATTGATTATTATATAATATTTTAAGAGGAATTCTTATGGCATCAAGTTTTTCAACGGATTTAAAACTAGAACTTATGGCCACGGGTGAAAACTCGGGTACATGGGGAACAAAAACTAATTCAAATTTAAACCTTTTACAACAAGCTATTGCTGGATTTCAATCCATTGCAATTACATCTACTAATACAACTTTAGCAATGACTGATGCTACAATATCAGATGCTAGAAATGCTGTTTTAAAATTTACAGGTGCAATTACTGCAAACTGCACTGTGTTCGTTGCAAGTGGTATTGAAAAAACATATATTTTAGAAAATGGCACATCAGGTGCATTTACACTTGCTTTAAATCAAGTGGGTGGTGCTTCTGCTATATTTGGAGCAGCTGATAAGACTTCTAAACTAGTTTATTTAAATGGAACAGATGCAGTAGATTTAGGAATAGTAAATTTAACAAATCCTGTAACATTAACTAATAAAACTTTAACATCTCCAACTATTAATGACCCAATTATTAATATTATTGATGACACTAACGGTAATGAAGAAATTATATTTACAACGACAGCTTCTGCAGTTAATGAATTAACTGTAGCTAATGCTGCAACAGGAAATAATCCAAACGTTTCAGCTTCAGGTGGTGATGCTAATGTTGGTATTAATTTAACACCAAAAGGAACAGGTGCAGTAACATTTAACGGTACTGGAAAAATTCAAGCAATTAAAGAAAAAGTAACTGTAACTGCGGTTGCAACAACTGGTGCTACAAACTTTGATTTTTTAGATCAAGCTGTTCTTTATCATACAACAACGGCAACAGGTCAGTTTACAATAAACTTAAGAGGTAGTTCATCTACAACTCTTAATAATATGCTATCTGTCGGTGAGTCTGTAACAGGTGCTTTTTTAAATACTAACACCACTTTTTATGTTTCAACAATAACGATTGATGGTTCATCAACAAATGTTGTACTTGAATATCAAGGTGGAACTGCTCCAACAGCAGGTAATGCAGGTATTGATGCTTACACATTCACTGCAATTAAAACATCAACAACACCAGCATATACAATTTTAGCAGCACAAACTCAATTTAATTAGGAGATTTTGTAATGCCTTTAAATTCATCACGCGGAGGAGCCTCAGCAAAAGGATTTGGATTTACAGCAGGTGCAATTGTTGTTGCTGAAGTAGATTATTTAGTAGTAGCAGGAGGTGGAGGAGGTGGCTGTGGTGGAGGATCTGGTGGAGGTGGAGGTGGAGCTGGAGGTTTTCGTTCATCATTTCCAGGAGGAACAGCATTAGAAATAAGGGGTAAAGCTTCAGTTACAGTTGGAGCAGGAGGTAGCCCTACTACTGGAGGAGATGCAGGAGCATCGGGTTCTCCATCAATATTTAGTACAATTACATCAGCAGGTGGTGGAGGAGGAGGTGGATATGGTAATCCATATGGAAGTGGACCAGGAGGAGCTGCAGGAGTACCAGGTGGATCAGGTGGAGGTGGAGCTACTGTAGGTTTTCCTTCATTTGTAACTGGACTTCCAGGTGGAACAGGAAATACTCCACCGGCTAGTCCACCACAAGGAAATAATGGTGGAGATGGAAACTCTTCTGGACCACCTGCCCAAGCTGCTGGAGGAGGTGGAGGTGGAGCTGGTGGTGCAGGTACTACATCGACAGCAAATAATGCAGGACCAGGAGGAGCAGGTTCGGCAAATTCAATAACAGGTAGCTCAGTAACTCGTGCTGGAGGAGGAGGTGGTGCAAAAGGTGATGCGCCAGGAGGAGCAGGAGGATCAGGAGGACCTGGAGGTGGAGGTAGAGGTCAAGTAAGATGTGGAGCAGATGGACAATCTGGAACAGTTAATACAGGAGGTGGAGGAGGAGGTTCAGCGGCTGGTGGAACTAGATCTGGAGGTTCAGGTATTGTTATTGTTAGAGCAAAAAGTGGAAGTATTAGATTTAGTGCAACTCCAGGAACAAACACAGTTTCAACAGTTTGTGGACAAGATGTTGCAACATTTACAGTACCAGGAAATTTATCACTTACAAAAGGAGAAGCAAGAGTTGTTGTAGATTATTTAGTAGTAGCAGGTGGTGGAGGTAATACTGGTTGTATTTCTTATTTTGGTGGTGGAGGAGGAGCAGGTGGTTATAGAACTTCTTTTCCTGGCGGAACAAAATTAACAATATCTGGAACAGTTCCAGTTACAGTTGGAGGAGGCGCTCCAAATACTGGACCAGCTAGAGTTTCTGGAACAGATTCAGTTTTTTCAACAATTACAAGTACAGGTGGAGGAGGTGGTGGAATAAATTCTGCAGGTATAAACACTGGAGCACCAGGTGGTTCAGGAGGAGGTGGAGCTTCTTCAGCCCCAACTCCAGCAGGTGGAACAGGAAATACTCCACCGGCTAGTCCATCACAAGGAAATCCAGGAGGACCAGCTTCTTTTTCAGCTCCAGGAAACAATGAAAACGCTTCAGGAGGAGGTGGAGCAGGAGCAGCAGGAGGAAGTGCCTCTCCTAGTTCAGGAGGAGCAGGAGGAGCAGGAACAGCAAATTCAATTTCTGGATCACCTGTTACATATGCTGGAGGAGGAGGTGGTGGAAGTTCTGGAAGAGGTGGTGGATCAGTAGCACCAGGTGGAACAGGAGGAGGAGGTGCAGGAGGTAGAGGATGTTTTCAATTTGTTTTACCACTTGTAGCTGCCGTTCCTGGAACAGTTAATACTGGAGGTGGTGGAGGAGGAACAGGTTGTTCTACTGCTGGAGGTGCTGGAGGATCAGGTATTGTTATTGTTAGAGGACCTTCAACAGCAGGATTTACAGCAGCGCCAGGAACAAACACAGTTACAACATTACCGGCACCAGCTGGAGGTTGTAAAGTTGCAACATTTACGGTGACTGGAACACTTACTGTTACCTAGTAATTTATACTCTTTATTTTTATGATAAATTGTATTATAATAACAAATAGGAATTAAAAAATATGGCACATTACGCAGAACTAGATAAAAATAACATTGTTTTAAGAGTATTAACAGCTTGTAATCAAGATATTGCTACTCATGGAGGAGAATTATCTGAAGAAGCTGCTAATTATTTTGGAACATATACTCCATTTTCAGAAAATGGTGTAAAATGGGTTCAAACTTCTTATAATAATAATTTCAGAAAACAATACGCTGGAAAAGGAAAAACTTATGATCCTTTAAAAGATAAATTTATTAATCCACAACCATTCACATCTTGGTCATTAGACTCTAATGACGACTGGCAAGCTCCAGTTGCATATCCAACAATTAAAACTTATGGAGATAATGTAAGATATTTTATTTCTTGGGATGAATCTAATTTAAGATGGATTGGTAAAGATGATCAAGACAATACTTTTGCTTGGTCACCTAATACTTCATCTTGGATTGCTACAGGCAACTAAATTAAACGATATTCGACCTTTACAAATAATATAGAAATTAGTATATATTCATTAGAATGAATCTACAGAATTATTACTATTACTTTCAAAGTGTACTTACACCTAGATTTTGTGATGAATTAATTAAATATGGTACATCACAACAAGAACAATTAGCTCTTACTGGTGGTCAAACTACTAAAATTCAAGAAGGTAAAGATTTAAATGAAGAAGATATAGTAGATTTAAAAAAGAAAAGAGATTCAAATGTTGTTTGGTTAAGCGATCGTTGGATATATAAAGAAATTCAACCTTATATTAATCAAGCAAATAAATTAGCAGGATGGAATTTTGATTGGGATTATTCAGAAGCATGTCAATTTACTAAATATAAATTAAATCAATTTTATGACTGGCACTGTGACTCTTGGGAAAATTTATATGATAATCCTAATAATAAAGATACACATGGTAAAATTAGAAAATTATCTGTTACATGTTCTTTATCTGACCCAAAAGATTATAAAGGTGGAGAATTAGAATTTGATTTTAGAAATATGGATCCTAGTAAACCAAATGTTAGAAAGTGTGCCGAGATATCAGCACGTGGATCTATTGTAGTTTTTCCATCACACGTTTGGCATAGAGTTAAACCAGTAACGAAAGGAACAAGATATTCATTGGTTATTTGGAACCTTGGATATCCATTTAGATAATGGCAAAAACAGATACATTAACTTCTTCAATTTATTTTAGTTCACCGATATATTCTATAGAAATTCCAGAATGGGTAGATGATACAAATAAAGTTTGTGATAAATATATAAAAGAAGCTAGAAAAAATAACGTTAAAGTTATTAAAGAAAGAGAAAAGAAATTAGGTAAAAAAATAGGTGATCATGGAATGAGTTATCATTCTGCATCATTAGTAGGGGATCCTGCTTTAAAAGAATTACAAGAATATATTGGTTCAAACTCTTGGAATATTTTAGATCATATGGGTTATGATTTAAAAAATTATGAATTATTTTGGACTGAATTTTGGGTACAAGAATTTGGAGATAAAGGTGGTGGACATCATGAAGGTCATATACATTATGATAATCACATTTCTGGTTTTTATTTTTTAAAATGTTCAGATAAAACTTCAATGCCTGTTTTCCACGATCCAAGACCAGCTAAACTGATTACACAATTACCATTAAAGAATGAAACTGAAATTACTTTAGGAACACATCAAATACATTACCGACCAAAACCAGGTACAATGATATTCTTTCCAGCTTATATGGAACATCAATATGTGGTAGATGATGGTGTAGAACCTTTTAGATTTATACATTTTAATCTACAAGCTGTGCGAAGAATGATTACAGACACTGTAAGAAAACAAACTAAAGGAGAAGTATGAGCTTTAAGAAAAATAAATATGCAATTATAAAAGGAGCGATATCAGATGATCTTGCAAAGTTTTGTTATGATTATTTCATGATGAAAAGAAAAGTTGCAAGAACAATGTTTGATACAAAGTACATTAGTCAGTTTACGGAATATTTCGGCGTTTGGAATGATCAACAAGTTCCTGAAACATATTCACATTATTCTGACATTGTAATGGAAACATTACTTGTAAAATTACTTCCTATCATGGAAGAGACAACAGGATTAAAATTAAATTCAAATTATTCTTACGCTAGAATTTATAAAAAAGGAGATGTATTACATCGCCATAAAGATAGATTTAGTTGTGAGATATCTACAACTATGCATTTAGGTGGTGGTTGTTGGCCAATATATTTAGAACCGGATGCATCACAAGGTGGTGTTGATGAAAAAACTGGTAATTACAAACCATCAAAAGCAAAAGGTGTTAAAGTAATGTTAGAGCCAGGTGATATGTTAGTGTATCGTGGAAATGAATTAGAACATTGGAGAGAAAAATTAACCTTTGATGATTGTGGTCAAGTATTTTTACATTATAATAATGTTGAAACTAAAGGGTCTAAAGAAAATATATACGATCGTAGACCTCATTTAGGACTTCCAGCTTGGTTTAAAAAATGATATACTTTTATCAAGTAGAGAAATAAACCACCATTCCACACCTTATTTCTCTACTTCTATACTTAACGACTAACATATTTTATAATGGACATTAAATATGCCATTAAAAAAGATACCATTACCTCCAGGTTTTGATAAGAATGATACAGCA